ACAGTTATGCACGGAATCAAACAGGCGACGTGGCAGATTGAGATGGACAGGACGTACCGGGCAACCGTTGAACGCATCTGTTTCTAGATGAATGAGATGGGTTATGCTAAACCTATCAAGTTTTTTACTAAATTTGTCGAACACCTCGAACACCAACGTGAACTCGAAGTGAAAAGAAGAGCGAAACTAAACCTATAAAATCAAACACTATGAAAAGCGACTTAACATTTTGTCCCAACTGCGACAAAGAACTTTTAGGAGAACGCGTAGACTTCGTCTTGCAAGACCAAGAATTTGAAGACTGGGACTCTGCCTACGAATTTCTCGACGACGAAGGAGAAATTGTTTTGTGCGACGACTGCCACGAGTGGGACTACGCAGACGACGACGCGAAAGGAGAGGGTTGGGGGTAAATAAAAAAATAAAAATTATGGAAAATAAACAAAGAAGTAAAATAATACCAAATACAAATTACTCAATTTGTGTTGACGGCACCTTAATTAACAACAAAACTGGTAAGGTTGTAAAATTTTCCAGAGATACCGATGGTTATATGAGGGTTAAAATCTATACTAATGGTAAAATAAAGAGTGTCTCTCAGCATAGAATTTTAGCGGAAGCCTTTATTCCAAATACTATGGGTAAAAAAGAGGTTAACCATAAGAACGGTAACAAGCAAGATAATAGACTTGAAAATTTAGAATGGTCTACCAGATCCGAAAATATGATTCACTGCTATAGAGAGTTAGGTAGGAAGCCAAAATCAACTAAAACTAAATTTGTAATGAATCCGTTTACTGGAGTTATATACAGTAGTGTGACAGAAGCGGCTTCCGCTTTAGGAATTTCACAAGGTCATTTATCTAAAATGCTTAGAGGATTTCACAATAATTACACAAATTTAATTTTATGCTAATACTACAACTCAAAAAGAGAATTGAAATTCTCGAAGCGAAGGTAAACGAACAAGACCAGAAGATAAACGACTTGTTAAATAAGTTTGTTTTACAAAGTTCACTTCCTACACTTGCTACACCGAAAGAAAAGAAGTCGCCATTTAAAAAACCAACAGTCGTTGAGATATTCGAATATGCTTGTGAAAAGTTAAGCAAAGAAGACGCTCTTGCCTTTACTGAAAAGTTCCACGCACACTACGAAGCGAATGGTTGGAAGGTTGGAAGGAATCAAATGAAAGACTGGAAGGCTGCGGTGCGAACGTGGGACTTGACTAAATTTGCAACAACAAACCAACAAACTAAAATCAAAAATGGAAAATTCGATTCCGACGCTGCGCAACGCATCTACGCAGACGCTCACAACTACACAAAGGATTGATCGTGCAGAACGCGAAAGCGCGTTTGTTGCCGACTACGACCTTCCAACGTTCGTTAAGTTATGCTCGAAGGTTTGCGCTATGTACGGCATAGCGTTACCAGAAGCGCAGTTACTTCAAATGTTGCACGAGTTCATTGTTAAACACTTTCGCTGGGTGACGTTTGAACACTTCAATCTTGCCTTCGAAATGAACGCGGCGAATGAACTGTCAAAGAAATGCGAACACTTCGGTGCTTTGAGCGTTTCGTTTATTGGCGACGTGTTGACGTGTTACAAACCACATCGCGACAAGGCGAACCTACAAATACAACGCGAAATAGCGGAAGCAATTGAAGAAAAATCACAACAAATAAAGGAGAACGAAATGGCGGTAAACGATGACAGTTGGAGACGTATGCTTCAAGAAGATATTGATAGCTTCAAACAAAGTAAATTTACGACGTTAGAACTGCGAGGGGTGTCAATGATGCGGTGGCTCGAAGAAAGCAAAAGGATAACCGCTGAAACGTTCACGGACGACGAATACAACCTTTGCAAAGCGAAGGCAAGAAAGACAGTCTTCAACGAACAGCAACTTTCAAAAGGAATGGTTGAGCGAATGAGCGACCGAAAAAGACAACTCGTTAAGGAATCAATCCAGTTTGAAGGACTTCGTGAGTTGTATAAACTTTATTTGTCGAAGCAATGAGCAAATACATTTATGACGAAGAAGGAAATTGCACAAACGGAGACGCAATGTACTACAAAGCCAACGGGATTTTAGCGCATTACGAAGTAGCAAAGAACAAGCACGGATATGCACGAACTTACGAAGTACACGGATCAATTATAAGTCTTTGTAAACCGTTATCGTGGGAAGATGAAGATGTTACAGCAACAAAAGAAGAAGCGATTGCGTTGGCTAAATCTGAATTAAAAGAAGCGTTAACCAGAAGTAACTACAATAATCAATTTGACGGTCTTCTTATGGCAATGGGCGATATTCCTATTCCGCAAAAAGAAACAGTTAGCAAACCTCAATTAAGTTTATTTTAATGCAACCATATAAACCCGAATACCTGCCGCGTCAGATTGAAGCGTTGAACTTCTTAAACACCGATAGCATCGTTGAACAGTTGTTATACGGTGGCGCGGCAGGGGGTGGCAAGACGAAGTTCGGTTGTATGTGGCAGATACAACGTCGTTTGAAGTACGCAGGGACACGTTCGCTTATTGGACGAAGCAAATTAGACACGCTGAAAAAGACGACCTTAAACACGTTCTTTGAAACGGCTGAAGAATTTGGATTAATAGCGAATAAACATTATACTTTCAATGGTCAATCCAACGTGATTAAGTTCTTCAACGGAAGTGAAATTGTTTTGAAAGACCTGTTTGCTTACCCTTCAGACGTTAACTTCAATAGTCTTGGTTCGCTCGAAATCACAGACTACTTCATTGATGAATGTTCCGAAGTAACCGAAAAGGCGGTCAGCATTGTTCACTCGCGTTGCCGTTTTAAGTTGAACGAATACGGTCTTATTCCGAAAGGTTTCTTGTCCTGCAATCCTGCGAAGGGTTGGTTGTATAACGAGTTCTACATTAAGAACAACAGGAACGAACTACCTTCACACCGCGCTTTCGTGCAAGCGTTACCGCAAGACAACCCCTTCCTTCCTGTTGCTTACATTGAATCGTTACGTCGCCTTCCAGAGTACGACCGCAAAAGACTTTTAGAGGGCAATTGGGAATTTGACGACGATAGCGACAAACTATTTTCAACGGACAACCTGCTCCGTATGTTCCGCAATGAATTGATTGAAGGAAAGAAATATATCACAGCCGACATCGCGCGTTTCGGAAAGGACAGAACTATTATCTGCGTGTGGAATGGGTTAACACTTATTGACTTAATCGAGATGAGCAGAGCGTCGTTAGATGAGGTCGTGAACAAGATTCGACTCGTAACAAAAGAACACTCAATTTTGTTACAAGATGTCGTCGCAGATGAGGACGGTGTTGGTGGTGGAGTGGTTGACTTCTTGAAATGTCGCGGCTTCCTCAACGGATCTAAACCCAAACACCCACAATATCAAAACTTGAAAAGCGAATGTTACTACAAATTGGCTCAATATGTAGAGGAAAATCGGCTCACTATTTTAGTAAACGGACGCAAAGAACAAATCGTGAAAGAGCTGGAAATGATTAAACGACACCGCGCAGACGTGGAAGGAAAGTTACAGGTAACACCCAAAGACGTAATCAAGAACCGCGAAGGAATCAGTCCAGACGTTGCCGACGCTATAATGATGCGAATGTATTTCGAACTCAATCCAAGTTATGGACAGTATGTTGTAGGTTAGCATACATTAACTATATTAGCACAATGAAACAAAAACCACTATACGAGTCTTTGAAAATGACTCACGACCGCGAACGCGAAATTGTTAATTCAATGGCGACGTACTTTCAACAAGGAAAAGTTCTTGGCGACATTCTTCTGGAGCTTTCACAACGAAAAGATATGAATGCAAAAGAGAAAGTGTATCTCGCGCTTATGATAGGTTCAATGATGAGTAAGCCGAATGAAGAAAATTAACTAAACCTAACCTAAAATCAAATGAAACCTTTAGATTATCTATTGCCAGAAGACGTAATAAGAAAGCAGGAACTTGAACTTTACATTGAAGAAAATAAAGACAAGAAAATTCCGAATAAAGAACAACCTGCAACTTATCATTTTCAATTGCGCATTCCAGATATGGAACAAGACATGGAATGTTACGGAGTGACCGAAAAAGAATATATTAATCAAATGTTTGAAAGACGTTCTTTTTTACGTTATTGCGTTGAGCCTTATCAATTTGTTGGAATTTTTGAAGACAATAAAAGATACTATGCACCGATGTTTGAAGCGCATAAAGAATTTGTTGACGCGTTAGATGAAATTGATTTTTACGAAGAAGTAATTAGTGAAATGTACAACTTCTTTCGCAAGAAAAAGAAAAACATTGATTACAGGGATCTTTACGAAAAAGAAGATGGTATTTATTTAGGATACCGAACCGCTCCAACTGACGACCCGTATTATGATTCTCGTATGTTGGGTGTTTTAACAGGCGGTAGTCTTATAATGACAACCAAAGAATACCACGACCAATTAAGAAAAATTAAAAAAGAATTAAATGCCAGAAAGCAAGACTAAAAAAGGAATATGTGTTTACTTGCACAAAGACCTGTGGAACGAGATAGACGAGAAACGTGGAGAAAACAGTCGCAACACTTTTTTAAGTGAAGCAATTCAGTTCTCTTTGAAGTTCTACGTCGACGAATCTAAAGTAAAATTGCAAGAACAAACGTCGACAAAATAGCGACGGACGACGTTACGACTAAGGCGCGGTTTCTGCGTCTTTTTTGTTTGTCTAACTTTTTGTTTTCAGCAGATAACGTGTTAATTTCGTCCTGTAACACATCGGTCTTTTGTTCATAAGCACCAACGACTTCTTGTAAGTTGTTTATCTTTCTTTCCTCAATGTTCAATTGTTCCTTCAAGTTGTTAATGACGAGCGAATCAGCCACAATAACGCTATCGCAGGAGTTCACCAAAGTGATAACATCAACAAGATTAATAGTATCTCGAACAATAACAATATCACGAGTTCTTTGATAGGTGGTTTTGGCTTTAGATTGAGCGCTTTCATAGTAAGCAAGTTGTTCTTTTAGTTCAAGTGTTTCTTCGAGAAGCATCTGGTATTCACCTGCGTTGTAGTTTATGATGCTATCTTGTTTTTGTACTTCAACGTGTACATCTTTTGCGTCTTTCTTTCCGAACCAATGCCAACAAACAACCGTCCAAATAGCAGTTGTCCCAACGAGCAACAAAGCAATTGCAAGTATATTCTTTCTCATAGTATCTGACCTTCGTGTATTCTTAAATTCTTGACGCTGAATTGACCATTCGTTCCTTTCTCAACGATAGCGAATCCGTGATTGTACTTCGAATAAGGGTTGTAGTCGGGACTTAATTCGCTTAAGCAACCAACACCCCAACAGGTAATAAACTTACCGTTAGCGTCGCGCTCGTTGTGTTCTGCGGTTTGGTGGTGGTGTCCGCACAAAGAAGAAACTTTCGTCTTCAAGAACAAGCCACGCGCCACGTTAACCGACGGAAGGAATTGTTTTCCAAATTCGTGACCGTGAAAGATTGAAAGTTTGCCGATATTCAGTTTGCTCTTTCCGTCAATCCAAGTGATATTGTGTTTATCTAAATGACACAAAGACGAAAAGTCGAAAGCGTCAATGTCGAACAACTCTGGTGCTTTAATTCGCATATAACGCCAGTAGCGTTCTTCGTGGTTGCCTTCTTTGTAGTAGATGTGCGCGTTAGGAAATTGACCTCGTAACGTATCTACAAACTGACGCATCGCATATAACTCGTCTTTGAATTTTCTTTTGCGTGGATCTTTAACGAAGTCGCTAATCATATGACAGTCTAACGCGTCGCCATTTAGAATTACCGCGTCACACCCTTGACGAATGCCTTCATTAATTGCAACGCTTAACGCCTCGTTGTCTTGATAAGGAATGTGAATGTCTGACAGGATTAAAAACTTTGAACCTTTCAATTCAACGTGTTTGCGTTTCTTCGCATACGACTTCGGAAGGGCGAATGGGTTCAATGGTCGTGGCTTCGCGTCGTATAAAGATTTGTCAGCAGTATTTTTTCTGTCCATTTTTCCTTTCTGACCACGAATAATTC